GGTCCGTATCACACCCGCGAAGCCATCACGATCGCGGTGTCGCAGACCATCACGCCGAACATGGTGCTCGCTCGCAATGCTGTCGCGGCGAGCGTCACTTCGTCGGTCGCCGCTGACGCCGCCAATACCGGCGGCTCCGGCGCGATGACCCTGGATGGATCGACGCCGGTTCTGGAAGGTGCCAAGAACGGCAACTACCGCGTCGTCTGCATCGAGCCCGGGACGGACGCCGGTAAGTTTGAAGTGTTCGATCCGAACGGCGTCTCGATCGGCCGCTATACGGTCGGCGGGTCCGCCTTCGCGCGCGAAATCAAGTTCACCATCGCCGACGCGACCGATTTCGTGCCCGGCGATGCGTTCGTGGTTACCGTCGGCATCGAGCAAGCGGATTATCAGTACGCCGCGCTCGATCTGACGAAGGCCGGCGACTTCGCGAAGGCTGCTGGCATCGCCATCTACGGCGCCACCACGCCCGCTGATGCGACCGCGAAGGGCACGGCGCTCGTTCGTGGTCCCTGCGAGGTTCGTCTCGTGGACCTGATCTGGCCGGCCGGTATCACCGCTCCTCAAAAGGCGGAAGGTATTCGCCAGCTCGAAGCGCTCGGCATCGTCGGTCGCTAACTCTCACCCATCCCCAACGCTGAAGGCGAGCGAAGCGCCGGCGAGAGCCGGCGTTTTCCTTTTGCGCTGAAGCACAATCAAAGGAACTAGCCACCATGTNNACCATGGACGTGTTTAAGCAGGATGCTTTCAGCGCAACCACGCTGTCGGCGTCTGTCGACAAGATCGACTATGTGCCGGAGTATCTCGGCAGCTTGCCCGGTCTCTTCGTTCCGGATCCTGTTCGCACCACTTCGATCATGATCGAAGAGCGCAGCACGGGGGCCGTAATCCTGCCGTTCTCGCCGCGCGGCACCGCGCCGCATCAGACCGGCGGCGACAAGCGCAAAATTCGCTCGTTCGAGACGCTGCGTATTGCGGACGCCTCGCGCATCACCGCTAGCGAACTGCTCTCGATCCGGGCCTTCGGTTCCGAAGTCAACCTGAAGACTCTGCAGCAGGAGGTCGGACGGCGCCAGTTTAAGATCAAGCAGAACAATTTCGCACTGACGTTCGAATTCCACCGCTTCAACTGCATCACGGGCGCCAAGGTGCTCAACGCCGACGGCACAGTGATGTACAACTGGGCGACGGAGTTCGCGCAGGCTATCCCGACCGAGATCGATTTCGATCTTGACAATGGTTCGCCGGCTGAGGGCGCTGTACGCAAGAAGTGCACCACCGTGCGGCGCTCGATCCAGACCAACCTGAAAGGCGTCGGCACGGCACGCGATATCGTCGGCCTTTGCGGCGACAACTTCTGGGACGATCTGACCTCTCATCCTGAAGTCGTAAAAACCTACCATAACTGGGCCGCTGCCGCCGACCTTCGCAACGGTCACGGCAAGGAGTGGTCTTCGTTCCGATACGGCGAGATCACTTTCGTCAACTACCGCGGCACCGATGACGGCACNACGCTCGGCGTCGGCACCGACAAGTGCAAGTTTTTCCCGCTGGGCGCCGGCATCTTCCGCTGGGCGATGTCGCCCGGCGAAAGTTTCGAACATCTTGGCCAGCTCGGTCAGGAAACCTACTCGCAGATCGTGACCGACAAGGATCGCAACCAGTGGGCGGACGTGGAAGTCTACTCCTACCCGCTGCCGGTCTGCACCATGCCGTCCGCGCTGCATCAGGCTCGCCGGACCTAATCGTCCGGTCATCCGAGCAACTATTCCTCGCCGATGCCAAACGCAGAGCGCGCCGCCAAGGTAGCGGCCGCGATGAACAAGGCGTTCGGCGAGGAATTCAACTTCACCGCCAGAGTGCAGGCGGACGACGTCGACATGCCGCGCGTCGCCGACGTATCGCGGCCGGCGTTTACCGCGCTGGGCGCATGGACCGCAGGCGGCCGGTTGCGTCTCCCCCGCGCGCGCGGCAGCAATTCCGACGATCAGGCTCAGTTGGCCGTTGTTTCATCGCCGCGCGGCGACTTCGCGACCGCCGAGCTGCAATGGGCGCCGAAAGAGGGCGACCTGTGCGAGCGGGTTGAAACCGGCGAGAAGTTTGCAGTTGGACGCGTCATAGAGACGAGTTTTGGCCGCACGCTGATCTACTTCACGGCGAGGCAGCGATGACCCTGGCTCGCACGGCCTTGCGGCTTGCCGTGGTGCAAGTCACGAAGGGAACGTCCGCATCGCGGCCGACCATCGCAGGCAAGAACGTCTACGACAGCCGGATGTCGCCGGAACAACCGGAAGACTTTACGCAGGATGCCAGCGCGGTCGTCATCGTCTTCAGCGACGGCGACGAGGGCGATGCTCTGAGCGACCAGAATGGCGGCCCGCCGTTTCGTCGCAGGATCGATATTGTGTTCGACCTCGGCATGGTGTGCNGTGAAAACGACCCGGAAGAAGCCGGTTCCTACATCATCGACTATCCGGACACTGATGCGCGGCTTGAGGCATCTATAGACGTCCTGCAGGCGCAAATCATGCGCCAACTGACGCTNTCGAACGATCCTCTTGCCCTGTGGTTTCAGAGCCACGTCCGCATCTGGAAGCAGGAAAGCCATCGTCAGGTCGAGGACGCGGCGGGCGTAAAGCTGGCGCGGCGAGTTCTGACGCTGTCATGCGAACTCAGCGACGATGACAACGTCGTGTTGCCGCCTGGCGCGGACCTTCCAACCGGATTTGACCTGCTGCCGGAGCCGCTTCGCACCGTTGCCGGTCTGATGCCGGAGGGGTCCTACGGCGCCGACGCATGCGCCGCAATCGCAGCGGCGCTTACGCCATTCCGAGACGATGCCTTCAGCGGCGTCGACCTGACGATTGATGCCGGTGACCCGCGCGAGGTCGCGGACGATCAGATCGTGGCATCCGCCGACACCGATCAAGAAATTCCATAGGACGAGGATTGAACATGACGATGATTTACGTCGTGCCGTCACCCGGCGCGCGCGTTCGGCAGCCTGAGCGCAATGGCCGGATCATGCCGGATGTGGGCTCGTCCGTTCCCGACAATGATTTCTATCAGCGTCTTCTAATTACTAGCGACCTGAAGCTCGGCGAGCCGCCGAAGAAAGTCGCCACTGCGCCGGAGCCGGCCGCCACGGAAGCGGCTGCGCCGGCGCCAAAACCCACAACTGAAACCGCTCGCGGCACTCGCCGCGGCTCGACCGCATCGGAGGGCTAAGGCCAATGGTCACGTTCAATCAGATCCCGGCGAACCTTCGCGTTCCGCTGTTCTATGCCGAAATCAATGCCGGCCGCAGCCCGTATCAGGGTCAGAGCCGACTTCTGATTATGGGCCAGCGGACCAGCGATGCGACTTTGCAGGCCAACACCATCGCGCGGCTCGACGGCGATCCTCAGGCTTTGTGTGGCGTCGGTTCGATGCTCGCTGAGGCGGCGACGTGGGCTCGCCAGAACCATCCGTTCGGCGAAATCTGGGTAGGTGCTCTGGCCGATACCGGCACTGCCACGATCAAGACCATCACGGTCAACGCCAGCATCGCCGGTAATTCGGGGACCGCTGTCGTCTATCTCTGCGGCGAGCGGCTCGAAATTCCGGTCGCCAGCACGGACGACGAGGACGATGTCGCGGCGAATATCGTCGCGGCAGTCACCGCCGGCTACACGAAATTTGAGCGTCCGCTCAGCTTTCCGGTGACCGCCGCAGTGGATGGCACCAATGCGAACAAGGTCAATCTGACCGCCCGCAACGCCGGCGCGCTTGGCAACGCTATCGCAGTCGACTTCAATCTTGTCGGCGATGAAGGTGCGCTTCAGCAGTACCTTTCGGTCGCGACCAGCACGTCTGGTAGCGGTACGCCGACACTCGGAACGCTGCTGGCCGCGCTCGGCGATATCGAATTCGACTGGATCGCGGCCCCTTATGCCGACACCACGTCGCTGAACGTCATGAAGACCTTCCTCGACGGCACGTCGGGTCGGTGGTCGCCGCTGAAGCAGCTTTACGGCCACTACGTGACGTCGCTGTTCGACAGCTACGGCAACCTCGCCACCGCCGGCGCTGCACGGAATGATCCGAATGCCTCGATCATGGGCGTCGTTAATTCGCCTTCGCCGCCGTGGCGTTGGGCTGCCGCCGTAGGTGCCCAGATCGCGCGCGACAAGAACCTCGGCGGTGAGGTCGATCAGGCGTATCGGATCAGCCAGCCGATGCAGACGATCGAGCTCGTCGGCATCATGCCGCCGAAGGATCGGGTCAATTGGTTCTCGATCACACAGCGGAACAATCTCTATCAGGACGGCATTTCCGGCTTCACGGTGTCGCCGGACGGCACGGTTCGCATCGACCGCGTCATCACGACGTACCAGACCAACGCGTATAACCAGCCCGATATCACTTGGCTGTCAGTCGAAACCCGCGCGCAGATGGTCTACTTCGTTCGGTACATGCGGCAGCGGATCACGCAAGTCTACGGCAGGATGGCGCTCGCCAGCGATGGTGCTGAGGGTCGCCCTGGCATCGTGACGCCGAAGCTGATCAAGGCCGAATGCGTGCACGCCTACGTCGAAATGGAGCGCGGCGGCCTGGTCGAGAAGTCGGAGCTCTTCGCCGCTCAGCTGATCGTTGAGCGCTCGGCCGATCCCAACCGCGTCAACGCATATCTGCCGGTCGACGTGGTCAATCAGTTCAACGTGTTCGCTGCGAACGCGACGACGTTCCTCGAATACGCCGCCTGATCATCCCGCGGCGCGTTGCGCCGCGGCTCATCCCTCAAGATATAGGAGCCTCCGATGCACACAGCGGGTGGTCGCGTTTCCATCGTCGTCAACGGCATCGCCTACAGCGCGCGTGGTGAAGTCACGCTCAGTAAGTCTGGCGTCGCCGTTTCCGTTGGCGCGAACCAAGACGGGACGCTCTACAAGACCGTCGCGGCAAAGCCGATCACGGCGAAATGCACATTCGACCGCTTCGTCGACACCAATGGCCGGCGTCTCGCGTTCGACACGGCGCTCATGCTTCAGGACAATCTCGCGGCCACGTTCATCGAGAAAGATACCGGCGTAACGCACCTTCTGACGAAGGGCACGTTCGTCGGCGATCCGACCGACAATCTGGCGAATGGCGAAACCGACGGCGTCGAATTCGCGGCCGAGGAATATCGGTCGATCTAACGGCCGAAGACAGGATTATAAAATGCGTGAACGCGCCACCATCAAGCTCGATAAGCCCCTCGTCACCCACGAAGGGCCGCTGAGCGAAATCATTCTCCAAGAGCCAACGTTCGAAGAGTACATGATCTACGGCGACCCGTGGACGATTGCGGAGGGGAAGGAGGGCACGCCTTTTGCNGTCGAGAACATGGACGTTATCCAGCAATATNTGGCTCTCTGTCTTGTTCAGCCTGCCGACCCGGCTTTGTTGCAGCAAGCCAGCGCGCGCGTCGCGAGGCGCGTGAAGGATAAGCTTCTCAGTTTTTTCCGGCCCGACGCCGCAGCGGGCGAAGCCTCCGAGACTTCGCCGACGACCTCGCCTTCGGAAGCTTCGGGTTCCAGCCAGACGGGCTCCAGCGCTTAAGCCTCTCGGAAATTACGTATTGGTGGTACCGGGCTTGGCTGCGGCAGAAGAAGCGGTAGCCGGCTCGCGCCGCGCTGATTGGTGACGCTATGGCAAAGATGATCGAAGCCAAAGCCGTCATCAGTGGCGATGACAAACTCAGCCCTCTTATCGACAAGATCGGCAAGAAGTTCGATCACCTTGCCAAGGGCATGAAATCTGCCGAGGCCGTCGATAAGATGGCCGGCGCGCTCGAGAAGGTGCGATCCCAGATCGCGGCGATTGAGAAGTTCAACGCGTCCAAGATCAAGTTCTTTGGCTCGCGCGACGAGTTGAAGGCTGCGCAAGCCAATCTTGAGCGCCACGCGAAAACGATGGCGTCGCTCGGGTCCGGAGCCAACACGAAGGCGGCGGCGGCTGAGCAGGCGCGCCTTGCCGCTGTCGTCGACCGCGCTTCGCGGTCGTTTGATCAGCAGCGGAATGCTGTCTTCTCGGCTCGTCGGGCGCTCGTCGATATGGGCGTTCCCGTGGACCGGGCCGCCGCGCATCAACAGAAGCTCGCGGCCGCGGTGGACCGCACGAATAACGCGCTGGATAGGCAGAACAAGCGTGCAGCGCGGCGCGCGAACGTCGCGCAAAATGCTGCTATCGGCCTTGGCATGCTTGGCGTCGGCTACCGGGCGCGCAGCTTCGCCGGGAAGGCGATCACCAGCGCTGCCGAATTCGATTATGCGACGCGCAAGCAGCGGGAATTGACCGAGGGGAATATCAGCGTTGCGGACCAAGCCGCGATCTTGAGCCCCCAGGCCAAGCGGATCGGCCAAGAGACGCGCTTCACAAATCTCGACGTGGTGCAGGCGCAGACGGCTTCGATGCAGGGCCTGCCGACAGGCCTGACCGGCCGGGACCGCGCCGAGGTCGGCGCCGGCATGATGGAGCATGTCAAGAACTACGCCATCGTCATGGAAACGGACCTGAAGCAGGCTGCCGAGACTGTGCGGACGTATCTGCAGACTACGGGCAAGGATATCTCCACGAAAGAGAAGGCCCTGCGCGAGAGCCAATTGGCCGTGAACCGCATCGTGCGCATGGCGAAGCTCGGCGGCATGAGCGCGGACGACGTTCCGCAGTATCTGAAGTTCGGCGCTGGCGCTAACTCGGTGGTTGGGGTGGACGAAGACGCCTATCTGGCCATCGGCGCGCTTGCCAAGCGCGGCGGCCTGCCGGGGCAGGAAGCTGGCGTCTTCATGCGCCAGGTCGCCGGCAAGCTCGCGGCGCCCACGAAAAAGGGCCTCACCGCCATGCGCGCGGCCGGTATCGATTACAACAAGTTCGTTCGGATGCCCGGTCACCTCGACGTCGGGCGGCTTGAAAGCCAGTTTGAACAGGATATTGGCGTCAAGTTCACGCCGGCCGTGCGCGCGCGTCTGGCGACTCTTCTGGCCGACAAGTCCGTCATCGGCGACCGCAACAAGTTCACGGAAGCCGTCACCTCCGCTGTCTCGCCGGTTTTTCCCACGACCAAAAAGGGCACGATGGCGGCTTCGGACAAGGCCAAGATCGCCAAGGCGGCCGGTTCCTTCCACGCCGTATCAGGGCAGGGCGTGGACGCGCAGGGATTGCTCGACACTTTGATGCAATCGCCGCTGACGCTTCAGCAGATCAATTCGATCCTCGATTACCGTCAGGGCGGTCGCTTTGCGGTGACGCAGCGCCAGCGCGACGAGTATGTGGCGTCGCGCCAGATGATCCGAGACACCGACAACGATCCGAACTTCGCGAAGAAGAAGGCTGACGAAATTATGGGCGGCCTTGGGGGCTCGCTGGAAAATCTGAAGGGTTCCTTCGAGAACCTCGCTCTTTCGATCGGTCAGGCAAACGAGGGCATTCTAAAATTCTCGTTCGACAAGATTGGGCTGGCCTTCGACTGGGTGTCCAATCTCAGCACCGAAGGCCGGCAGGCCGCCACGGCGTTGGGTGCGATCGCGGCTGTCGGATCGGCCGGCTTCATCATGAAGCAACTGTTTTCCGGCTTTGGCCTGCAAACCTCGGCGGCAGCGCTGGACGGCGCCGCGGTGGCGTTGACGCGCGCGGCCGTGCTACTCGGCGGCAGCAAGGCGGCCGATCTGCCGAGCGCAACCAAGGGCGGCGGGAAGTCGTTGTTGAGCTCCGCGTGGAATACGACGAAATCCGGCGTTGGCATTGCTGGTGGCGCGATTGCGACCTATGCGCCGACCGTCGTGCCACCGGCTCTGGTTCTTGGCGGCGTTGCGGCCACCACTTACGGCATTTACGAGGATCAGAAGCCGTACGCCGGCTTGACAGGCAAAGAGCGCAATCGCGTGCGCCGGAGCGGCGGCGTACTGGACGACGTTATGCGTCGACAATTCAACGATGATCGTGAGGCTCGCGGTCTTCCGCCGCTGGAGAACGGTCCGCTCAGCTTGAACGGCATCCGGTCGTCGCTCGGGATGGAGCCGGTCACGGCCGAGCTGAAGGGTAGCGCCGAGGTAAAGGGCGAGGCGAAGGTGACAATCGAAATTCCCGGGCTGGCTAACCGCACTGTAGGCGTTCCGCTGCGCGGCACCCTCCATACAAATGGCCCGGGTTCGCTCGGTGTGTCGTCTCCGGACGCCAGCGCCATGCCGATCGGCGTGCCCTGATGGCTCAAGGTCGCGATTGGAGGAAGACGCTTTTCCCCGCGTCTTTCAAGGGTGTTCCGTTCCAGACCGAGCGGGATGAAGAAACTGGCGGTCGCCGCATTGTCTCGCATGAATTCCCCATGCGAGACACGCCGTTTCACGAGGACCTCGGGGAGGCCAAGCGCGACTTCGAAGTCACGGCCTATCTGGCGTCCAATCGCGCGGACAGCCAGGCGAGCGCCCTGTCGGCAGTGTGCTCACAGCGCGGCCCGGGCCTTTTGGTGCTGCCCATGCAGGGCGGCACTATGGTGCGTGTCACCAAGTTTAGGCGGTCCAGAGAGAAGGATAAGGCGGGATACGTCGCATTCTCGCTGAGCTGCACGCGTGAGGGTGCGGCTTTCGCCTTGGTGTCCATCGCATCCCTCGCGAACCTAGTATTCGCGGCCGCTGACCGGCTGGGAGCCGCAATCGACGGTTTCCTGTCCGGGGCGCTTTCGTTGATCGGTCTGCCTGGCTTTGTAATAGACGCTGCTGTTGACGCAATCATTGACGGGGCAGCGATATTCGAGGCACTGCGCCTTGTTGAAATCGTCGATCCTCTGATCAGCGCCACGCAGCGGGTAGCGCTAGCTCGCATCGTTGATGGGGCCGCAGCGGCCGCGACCTCGGCGGGATATAGCGGGACGGTCGGCGCCGATCTTGTGAACGTCGCGAGGGGACTGAGCGACGGCCTTCCTCCAATGGTCGCAGTGAAAGCATTTGGCGAAATCCTCTTGAGTTCGCAACCAACCCTCGACAATGCATACGCATCGGCCGCTTCTCAGCGCGCCGAGCAAAACATGATGACCGTCTACGTTGCCGTGCGCCTCGCGGCCGCATGCGCCCTCTGCGATGCTATCGCGCAGGCCGATATCCCAGATCGTCCGACAGCGATTGCAATCCGCGCCGACGCGGCGGAATATTTTGAAGGGTTGCTGCGAGAAATGCCGGCTTCGGACGCCGCGATTTATCGCGCCACGGTCGACCTTATGGGAGCAACCGTCGAATACCTGTCACGCGCCATTCTGGACCGCGCGCCTGTGGTCAGTGTCGGCGCCAACAGGCGGATGCCGTCGCTTTGGTGGGCACATCGGCTCTATGCCGACGCCGGTCGAGCCGAAGAACTTGTGGCGCGCAATCGCGTCGCCCATCCGTCGTTCATGCCGACAGAATTCGACGCCGTGGTGAAATGATAGACCTGTCGGCCTATTTCCCGCCGGAGCCTCTACCAAAGACGGAGATTATTTCGGTCGTGGTGGATGGCAATCGCTACACCGCGGTTGAGCGAAGCCAGGTGAGGGCAGGATTTAACGAGGCGGCGCGGGCGTTCGAATTCACCGTTGCCGCTGAACTTGGAGCCAGCGCGACGAATGCGATCTTCCGCGCCGGCGCGCAAATCGATGTCTTTGCGACCGATGATCTTTTGGTGAGCGGGTATATTGATCAGAAACGCCCGCACATCAGCGCCAGCCGGGCCGAAATTGTGGTCACCGGCAGGTCGAAGGGCGCTGATCTGATCGATAGCGATATCGACCATGAGACCGGCTATTTCGAGAAGAAGACGGCAGTCGAGATTGCGCAGGGTTTGGCGAAGGGATACCCGGCAAAGTTCGTATCCAAGCTGAACCTGAAGAAGCTTCCGCAGCATATCTGCACGCCCGGAACCAGCATCTTTCGCGAGGTTGAGCGGTTGATGCGTCGGCACGGCGCGACGATGACCGGGCTGCCGAACGGCGACATTGAGGTGACGAAGCCGGAAGGCAAGCGGCACGCTGGTGGCATTTTCGAAGGGCAGAACCTGCTGGTCGGCAACGGCGATCACAACTGGTCGAACCGGTATTCGAAATACGATTACCGCGGGCAACGGACGGTCGGCAGGCAGTCCAAGCGGCTGCACATGGTCGCCTCAGCGAAGGACGCGGCGGTGACCCGCAAGCGCGTCAAATCGCAGATGCACGAAAGCGATGCCGACGAGGGCGAACTTAAGGAGCGCGCGAAGACGAGAGCGCTCCGCTCGGCCGGCGCAGCGCTGAAGGCCTCGATTTCCGTTCCTGGCTTCCGTGACGAGGCCGGTGTGATCTGGATGCCTGGCTACCTGGTATGGACTGAAAGCCCATTTCTCGACATTGCCCAAGACATGCTGATCGAGAGCATCGACTTTTCGCAATCTGCGCAGGGCACGATTGCGCTTTTGTCGTTGGTCGACCCGAAATCCTATGCGTCGGCCGGCGCCGGCGGCGGGAAGGGCGGAAAATCCGGCAAGGAATGGGATCAGGATGTTGAAATCGACAATCAGGTTCCTGAGGATTTATGAGCTCTGACCTATACGACGCCATTCGTTCAATGCAGCGGCTCGCCCGCGTGTTGAAGGTCGACGACAGCGGGGCGCAGCAGCTCGTTAATCTGCATGGGGCCTATGGCGACAAGCCCCGCAATGTCTGGCGGACGCAGGACTACGGGTTTTCGTCAAACCCGCCGGCTGGCAGCGAGGGAATACTTCATGCGCTTGCCGGTAACTCCGACCGCCTGATTTTTCGGGATGGTGGTCATCAGGACCATCGTCCGAAGGCCGCGCCGTCCGGGACCACGGTGATTTATGACGACAAAGGAAATATCGTCTTTGTCAAAGGCGCCAACGGAATTGAGATCAGGGCGCGCGCCGGCAAGGTCACTGTAACGCCTGCACCCGGCGATTTCGTCTACCTCGGCGGAAACGGCGTGGGCGGCGGTTACGGTCAGGTGGTGACCACTCTCGGGCCGTCACCAAACGTCTTTGCGAAGGTGTGAGCATGACCGGCTTGCGCGTTCGTATCGGTGAGGCCGACAAGCCGCAGCCGAGTCTGCTCTGGGACAGCGTGTGGGTTTCGTCAGACGGCGCTGCCGACTGGGCGATGGCCGGGGCCGATGAGAAGCAGAACCGGGGCGGGCTTCGTGCGAAAGGCGCGCTGCATACGGCGATTGTGCTGGCGCTCTTTACCGATAAGCGCATTCCTGCGCAGCACCCACTGCGGAAGTATGTCGCGAGTGACGATCCGCGCGGCTGGTGGGGCGATGATGTCGACATTCGCGCCGACACCGGCGAGCGAGAACTTGGGTCGTTGCTCTGGGTCTTTGAGCGCGCGACGCTGACGGAAGCTGTTCGTCTCGAGGTGATCGCCGCGGCACAGGACGCCCTGCATTGCCTCATTGATCAAGGCGCAGCGGCGCGCGTTGATGCNGATGCCGAAATGTTTGCCGCCTTCAACCGCCTCNANTTGGCNGTNCAGGTNTANGGATCGGACGGCNGCCTCAGCTACGCCGTGAAGTTCGAAGATATATGGGCGCAAGCAAAATGAGCTATTCGGTNCCCACNCTTCAAGAACTTCTGGANNGGACCCGCCGGTCGTTTCGGACCTTTCTGCCCGGNAGCGATGCCTTCATCTGGCCGAACAANATCTACGTTTCNGCGAAGGTCTTCGCNGGCGGTCTTTTCGAGCTGTTCGGCTATGCGTCCTACATCGCCAAGATGCCGTTCGTTCACCTGGCGCCGGATATCGAGACCNTGAGGAAGCACGGCATTGAGTTGGGTGTCCCGCAGAAGCCGGCNACGCCGTCGAGCGGCACTGNCNAGCTTACGGCCGACGCGGCGGTCGACGTTGAGCTTGGAGCCGTCTTCGCGCGGACGGATGGCGTTCAATACATCGCCTCGGCGGCCGGCGCGATCGTCGGGGCTGGTACGCTCAGCATNCCNGTTTCAGCGATTGTTGACGGCGCCAGCGGCAATGCCGAGGCCGGGACGCCACTGACGATTGTCTCTGGCGTCAACGGCGATGCGCTTGTTGAGGTCGAAGACGACATCACTGGCGGTGCCGATGTCGAGGATATCGAGAGCTGGAGGGCGCGGCTGCTGTTTCGGAAGCGCAACCGGCCGCACGGCGGCGCGGCGCCCGACTATGTCATGTGGGCCGAAGAAGTGTCCGGCGTGACGCGCGTTTTTGTTGAACGGCTTTGGGCTGGTCCCGGGACAGTTCGGGTATTTCCTCTGATGGACGATATCTTCCCGAGCGGAATTCCAAGCTCGGATGCCGTCGCGAGGGTCCACGACCACATCGACACTGTGCGCCCTTCGGGCGCGCTGGTGACCGTACAGGCCGCGACGCCGGTTCCGGTCGACATCACGATCACGGACATGTCTCCGGACACGACGGTTGTTCGCGAGGCCGTGCTGGTCGCGCTCAAAGACTGCTTTCGCCGGCGATCCCGGGTTGCTGGCAGCGAGGTGGAGCGTCCAGGCATGCCGTTCTTGGCGACGGCGGCAAGCTTCTCATTGTCTTGGATTTGGCAGGCCGTGGCTGAGGCGAGCGGTGAGGATCGCCACCAAATCACCACTCCGACTGAAGACGTCGAATTGGAAGCCGGTGAAATTGC